ACCGCCATAAGCTTTCTTCTTAGTAGATTTACCATAATTAGCTGCCCCCACCTTTCGGCACTTTGCTATAGCCCCAGAAGCATATGCTGAAGGAAAAACTCTGTAACGAGCTTTTACCTTATGGTAACAAGCGTCCTTGCTACTCCCAGATTTCGAAACTTGCTTTGCCATTTGCGATCTCCCCATTGCCATTTTTAGCACTTCTCCTTATAAAGTCTTCCCACAAAGGTTTTAACATCTCGTGGTTTTTACTCACAGTAACAGACATAACTTCTGTTCTTTTATCTACTTCTATTAAGGTGTACGCCATCCAAGACAGCACACCAAAACCAACAGCCGTTGTGACACCTACTATAATTTGGTTATTCATCAACATCTCCATCGTCTCCTAGCCTGTCTCAATCGGCTATTAGGATCTTTAGCTGCTTTAGGAAATTTCTTCATTTGACCCGCACTTCTGGCACAGTAAGACTTACGTCTAGACTTGTCCTTAGTAGAAAGGTTCTTCTTCTTAGTAACAGCCGTCTTTAACTTACTACCAGGGTTCTCTCTTCGGTAACGAGCGACACCTGCTTTGGTCATCCCCGCTCCTTTTTTAGTGGAGCGGAAATACTTTTTCGTTTTTGGTGGCTGTTTATCTCGCTTACGATCAGCCATAGTTCTTACGCATAGCCAAAATAATCGTATAGGTATCTGCACTAGAGTGACCTACAGTTGTAAACTGAACATCCCCCGTAACTCCAGAACCCGCGTTATTCGGTATGCCACCAAAATCCCTATAATCGTGATGTCCACTTTGATTCTCACCAAGCTGAATGGCTAGAACATCTGAGGTAGCATCAAATAGTATGCTTACTTTCATACCAAGACACTGCCACCATATCTGTTCTATCGCTACGCCCGTGCAAGTAGCACCGTCAGTGTTCGTAGAAAGAGCACTAACATCTACTTTAGTGACGGCACTTTCGCCCGTGCCGTCACTTATATTGGTGAACTTCATAACAACTTGTTTTGGACCATCGAGTATCGTTTGTGAGGCTACTGCATCAGCCATATTGCCCTCCTAAAAACAATTATTCGTTAATTATTCTACTCATTTTTACATAATGACAATGAATTGCTTCAGCAGCCGCTGCCCCCGCTTCAATTCCAATGTAAGGAATCAAATCAACATCATCTGTCATAGCAGCCGATTTAGTTGTTCCAGTAGTAACAGAAGTTCCACCTGTGCTTCCAGATGTACTTGTTATGTTGTACTGAACACCATTTACAAAAATAGACATTTGTCTTGAACTATCAAAAGTAATTTTTAAATGGTAAATTGTATCAGCAGCCACAGTAATAGGTAATACACTAATGTGGTCAGTACCACCAATACTATGAACAAAATGTAACAAGGTAAAATCATCAAATGCTTCACTGTTAGTAGCATCAGTCTGAAACTTAAAATATGCCTGATCATCATCAGTTGCGATCAACTGGTCATTAGTAAGCTTTAAACCCGCCCAAACTTTTTGGTTATCAATTGCAGGTAATGCGATTGATGTTTCCCAATGCACTTGGTTCTCGGTGCCCCATTTGCATCCGGCCCATGCTGTCGCAGCAGTATCTAAATGTGGAGTAAGCACTGCTTGATCTTGGTCAGCACCTGCTGTTGTTGCAACAATTCCTGCCGAAGTAGTGTTAAAAGTACACAAAGCTGTAGTCATATTAGTTCCAAGTGCTTCCCAATTTCTATTCAAAGCTCTTTGAACTTCAACTGTTGATACTTGGTCAATGTCTGCATTTAAACCAGGTCTTTGTAAAAACCATTCGTCTAAATAAAAACGTCTTGTGTCTTGTGGATAATCTCCAAGGGTTCTGTCTGATACTAAACCAGTAGTAGAATCTTTACTGATTAGTTTCATTCCATTTTGTGACCGTATTGGTCCTGAAAAAGTTGTATTAGCCATATTTACCTCCAATCTGGCAATGTCTACCACATTATGTGATAGTTTGGATATTTAGAATATAAAACAATTCCACACAAAAAGAAAGGGCGATTTTACTCGCCCTTTAAGTTGGGAGGAAAACTATGAAATTAGGCTCCTGGTGACCCAAATACACAACGAGGATCTGAGAACCCGAAAGAATATCTCTCACGAGCCTTATACCTCATGTTACCTGTGTCGAAGTCAGATTCCATGTTTGTTGAAAGAGGTGTTCTTTCAAAATGTAAGAAACCTCTTGGAGTGTCAGTCATGATGAAGAAAGCATCAGTGTCTGTTAGGAAGTCATTCACAGTATAACCCTGTGGAAGCATTCCCATTGACCTAACAGCGTTCACATCATTGTCGGCAGTTCCAGATCTAAGCGTAGAAGCCATCAATCTCTCAGCAACAAACTGTAGCTGTCGAGGAATGATAAGCTTTGTGCCTCGAAGTGCAACTTTTAGACCACGCTCATCCACAAATCCCGCGATATTAATTAGGGCATCCTCAAGGGATGTCTCGTTTAAATCCGCAGAAGTTGAAGGCTCATTAGATAATGTACCCCCATTCAACAGTGGGTGGTCAGTCGCACACAACTCTTTGCCGTCTCCACCTGTTACAGTAGAATCGAAAGCGTTGTTAAGAACTGAAGCCGCTTTGACTTGTTTTGTATGAGCCATTGATCGAGCTAGAGCTTTTGTGTATCTAGCAGAAAGACGGTCATAGAGGTTGTCCTCTACTGCTTCCTCTGTGATAGCAAAAGCCAAAGCAATGGTTTCATGGTTGTATCGAGCAGTGAAAGACTCATTAGCATCATCAAATGATACCACTGAACCCTCTTGCTTGACCGGGGCAGCCCCGAAACCAGAAAGCATTACTTCTTCTTCAAATGCACGATCTGAAGACTCAGTTGTGAAAATTTCAGAATGTTGGTTCTCATATCGACCATATTCCATACCAAAGAGGGCGTTTAAACCTGGTTCTAACTCTTTGGCTAATTGTGCTCTAGATATCGCCATTATTAGTCCCCCTTATGAAATAGCTGCATCTGCGTCGCCACTAGACGAAGCATACACATGGTTGTTAAGTTTAACGACATAAGAGATACCTGCTGCAGAGTGGTCAGCGTTAGTCACATCCTCATGAAGACCTATGATCATCAAAGGATTAGAAGGGTCTGACGCTTCTGCTGTAGATATATCAATCATAGCATTAGAAAGACCAGTTGTGGAATTTCCTGCAGTTGCCGTAGCAAGTTGCGCTGTTTTGAAAATATCTGCTTTTGCAGTTGCTCTGTTTGTGTTTGTCCCGTCAGAAGCAATAATAAACTTCGTCATTGGATTGTCATAAACAAAACATTTTATGTCGTGGTTAGTATCAGCAGTGCCTGAACCGCCCCACTGATTTTTAAAGGTAAGTTTACCTGTAGTTGCATCAACGTATTCACAACCTGCGAAAACTCCGAGAAGTTGCTTCCCGTCGCCATCCGCACTAGTTATGATTGCCGCAGTACCACCTGTAAGTTCGACTTCAACAGGGGAGCCTTGGAAAATCGCTGAAGCATCACTTTTGATAAAATACTGACTAGTGACACTGGGGCCTCCCCCAATAACACCAATCGGCTTTAATCCAAACTTTACGTTTGTGTTTGCCATGATTAGCTCCTATGCAAAAAATTAATTTTTAGGGGAATCACCTCGACCCCCGAATGAAACTCTAGTTTGACGATCATTTGTGATTGGCATCGAAGGATGCTGTTCACGCATTAGATCACTGTCAACGGCAGTCATTTGTTCACGAGTTCTACCTCGATAAAATTCATTTCTCTCTTTGACTGTTTCGAGAGGCATTCTGGCAAGCATTAATCCACCTGTACCTATAACTCCTGCATACTTTCCATCTTCTATGGTCGGTAAGTCCCTGTTGGGGTATTCGTCTGCCCTTACTGGCTCCCATCCCTCATCCATTTTAGTATGGACGTTGACTTTATCGTCCTCTCCACGAGTGGAGATACGAATCCATCTGTGCTTGTAGCCCTCTGGGGGTTCAGGTGCATTCAACCTGTTGGGTGGTGTCCAAGGCTTTCTGCGTGAAGTTGCTTCACGGGTCGTTTCTTTTCTCGGTGTTCTATCTGTCATATCTTAATCCTTCACATATTTTGCGTACTCTTCAAGAGGTACACCTAATTTTTTAGCTATCGCTATTTGAGAAGGCGATAGTTTTACCGATCTTCGCTTCTGTTGCGTACTACGAGATGCTGTGGAATTCGCAGAAGCGACCTGAACTCCGTTACTCGTTTTCTGTTTCTCAAACTTATGAGGGAACTCTGTTCTCATACGTCTATCAATCTCACTATAATACTCATCGCTCTCCGGGTCAAACCCTTCTTCTTGTATTAATTTATTATGTAGAACAAAAGCTGCTTGAGTCATAATCTCATTATCCCCAAACCATTCGTTCTTTTCTGCCCAAGTTTTAGCTTTTGGAGACACTTCCGTCTTTGGTTGTGGCTGTTGGGGCGGTGCATTTGACTCGGCTTCAGCTTGTTGTTCTGCTGTATCCGATTGATTTTTAGCTAATCTATACCGCTCTTGCTCTATGGCTATCTTCGATAAAGCCTTTTGAGCTTCAAACATTTTCTCGGAGTCCCCGGCTTGATGTGCTTCGGAATAAGCTCTCTTTGCCTGGTCTTCTTGTGACTCCAATCTAGTGCCATATTCAGAAAGATATCCTTTATCAAGGTTTCCTACTGTCTGTTTTAGCTTCTTGTTTTCCTCTAACAGATGTTGAGACAACCTTACAGCTTCTTCTCTATCTCTTTCTTCTTTTCGATATTTTTCTGTAAGTTTCTTTATCCGAGTCTGTACGTTCTTACTGTAACTCTCAAGCTCGTCCTCTTTTGGCTCTTCTTTTGGCTCGGTTTGTTTCGCTTCAATTTCAACTTCTTGAACTACTTCAACTTCTTTATCCTTCTGTTCTTTTATGGAAGGATCTGCAACTTCTACCTCAACTGTTTCTGCTTCTTCTACTTTTTGTTCCTGTTCCATGCTATCTCCTAAACACTATATATGTCGTCTGGGTGTTGAATCGTGGCAATAACTTCATCATCGTTAATAATTCTTACTTCACCACCGTCAATTTTAAATCTTGCCCCGGCATATCGACCAATGCAGACCCAATCACCTTCTTTACACCAAGGTTTTTGATCTCCAAATTTCTCTTTATCCTCATATGCTGAAGGCCCAACCTTTAACACATAAGAAACAACAGTAGCCAACGCCTCTCTTTCGACAACATCTTCGGGCATAAAGACACCCCCTTCAGTCTTGCCTTTGCCTCTGTAAGGCATAACAAGAATTCTCCAACCTGTTGGCTGCGGTAATCTATCTTTTAAGGGAAGGTCTGGCTCTTTATTTGGGACTTTATAAAAGTCAGGAACTAATAATTTGCTCGGCATCTTCTATTCTATTCTCCAGCAGGGATTTTATTTCTTCTTTAGCAAGTGAGAGTCCCCGTGCCTCACCCACTAAATGTTGATACTGATTCCAATCTTTTATGTTTCCTAATACTAGATCTTGTGCAATATCTTTTTCTCTCTCATCAAATTTATTATACAAATATTTTGCAAAGTCAACAACATCCATACATCTAGTCCTTAAATTACTTAAAATTACATTCGAAATGGGGTCCATCGATGAACGGGCGACGGCCCTGAGAGCGACGTAAATCTACATATTCCATCATTGCTTCCTCTGCTGTGCCCTCAAAATCACGAAGGTCGTCTATATGCCAACAAGCTCCCCAACGTATCGGAAGGTCATATCTTACAGCAGCTTCTTTCATTGCGTCAGCTATCTCATCGTACAAGTTCAGTTCCCAACTTGCCTCTCCAGAATCATACGCCATTAAGTCCACAGCATGACTTTTTCCGTCATCTTGAAGAAGGTGCTTGCTCTTCATCGTCTGCGATCGTCCTGCCTTAAAAAGGCGAGTCTGTTCATCCAAACTACGAACACCATAAATCACACCGAAATCCACCTTCGTAAGACCTATGGCTGCCTTGACTACTTCTTGTAACCCTTCGTGCACTCCTGCCAGTTTTTGAAAACTTCTCTGGGATAGTTTAAACGCCATCTTTTTTCTCCTGTTGTTTAATTACCTCATCTGTCCAATCAACAGATTCTTGGTGAGTGTGAGTTTTTTCACAAAAGACACACCCACTGCCAATATACTGATGTCCACAGATTTCGCAAGTAACAACTCGTCCCACAATTGCGTATGGCCCGAAAGGATAGGGATTTTTGTTTATTTCTTTTTCCTTGTTCCGAAAAACTTAGCTGATGCTCTCGTTGCAAAGCTCGCACTTACGATAGCCCCTAATGCGATTTGATACCACTGAGGCATACCCGCCAATGCTGTAAATCCATCTGCTACTATTTCTCTGCCCCACGAGCCGCAGAAGCTTAAAATTAGCGGTATACTAAAAAGCAGGGTCAACCATTCGTCTTTCCAGGACGACTGTGAGGCTCTCATCGCAGCTAAGTCCCAATCTATTTCGCCAGTGGCTTCTTTCATCCTAATAGTGGCTTCAGCTTTTTGAATAGCAGTCTTGCCTTCTATATAAGAACTAGCAAGACTACCCATAGAACTTAGTATTGTAGACAGCATTTTATGTCTCGCTACATATGCAAACGTCACATTTTTTATTTAGTAAGGCACACCAAATTCTTTTTAAGTATTTATACATCTTCTTTCTCCGTTTTTGTAAAGAACGACACAATTTTATTTTTAACATAAATTAACATTTTTTTAGGCATTTTCCATAATGGTAAATCAAATAGGCTCATTTTTTCCACCTCCACTTTTTCTACTAAAAGCGTTACCTGCAATGAACGCACCGATTATTCCCATATTACTTATCACCCAAGTTGAGGCTATAGAGGACAAATGATCTACTCTATCTAATGGAACTACGGGTAGCATCAGTACGACGATAAACAGTGTAACAGAAATAGCAGAAAACCACACCATATATCTTTGTTGATCTTCTTTTTTGTCTTGATTCTCTAGACGCATCATTCGTTCTTTGAGCATAAGCTCTTGATCTGTTACCACCCCATCGCCATTGGTGTCTAGTTTCTCTGCTAAAACAGATCCTTTCTGTAACTTCTTTTGCATTATATGTCTTCTCTCTTAGTTATTACAACTGGCTTACAGTAGGCTGAGTAGTTATGAACTTTTCCCGCTTTTGAATTGTCAATCATGGCTTGATACCACGAACATTTCTGAAAGCTAGGGAACATAATCTCCCCCTCGATGGTCGTATTATTCATTATTACTAATATAAATGCTAGTGTTTTCATTTGAATTTATCGTTTAAAGAGTCAACTACGCTATCTATGTTTGGTTCTTGTCCATTTGGGTCATATTTACATCTATACTCTACGGGGCACTGTCCTTCTACAACTAAAGTATATGTGTCATTTGCTCCTTTGTACAAACAAACTTGTTGACCATTCTTTGCTTGAACCCTCTTATATCTACGACACGTTATGTATTTAGGGTCTTCTCTAATCCCTTTTCTTATTTCTTGTTCCCATGTCCAATCGCTGAATTTCTTCAAGAAACAAGTGAAACATTGCTTTATATTTTCTGACTGTGCTAAATATATCACACCTTCTTGGGTACAGAGCCATTCGAATGTATATTGACCGCCATCTTTCCGAACACATTTACTTCCACCATCCTCTGTCGAAGCCCATAAGTGTGTATACAAAACCACCCAAAACACCAAAACCAATAATAAGAACCACTGTAAGTAAGATATACCCAATAATTTTCTCCTGTAATAGTTTCCTATCATATATCTCTTTCTGTCGCCTCTTACGGATTTGCCCCTCCATCTGGAGTAATTCATCCCAAGACTTTGAGCCATGCGTAAACATTAAAAACTGTTTTAACTCATACCTTTGTTCTTCAAGCTTCTTCTTCGCTGCAAAAGCCTCTATAGCTTCTTGCTCTATACTTCCTCCACCAAAAACCTTACGGAACATAGTAGGGTTCTTAGCAGACTTATGTGCTGCATCCACATCACTAACCGCACCCATCCAACGGGACAGGTCTTGCGTCATCGATTCTAAATCACGCCCCGCTTGAAACGCACGTTTAATCCCCGCAAAGGCGGTGGATGCCGTGCTGACGGCAGCCGTGATCGTAATAGGGTCAAACATTTTAGCCTCGTTGTTGTGTTGACTGCCTTTGTACGTCTATTCTTTCTCTATTTACTTGATTTCTTTCGTCAGCGACTTCTTCCTGCAATTCTAATCTTGCAGCGTCGGTTGCAGCTCGTTGTTGCAGTTTCATCTGCTCAAGCTGTAATTTCGATTGCTCTACACTTGCATCATTTTCTGCTTGCTTTTGTTTAATAGCAAGTTCTTGCATTCGTATCTTTACGAGTGGATCTTCCTGCACCTGTTGTGGTGGGGCAACCGCAGCCATGACCTCCTTCATTAGCTGTACTTCTATTTGAGCGACCCTTTCTTCAATGGAGGCAGGGTCGTTAGCTCCTTGTTCTAATTCATTCATATACGTCTGTCCAGTTATAGGATCAATCTGTCCTTGCTGTACACCTTGTTGCAGTCCTTGTGCTGCCTCGTTTACTTCTTTTTCTACCATCGCTCTTGCTTTGTACGCTATGTGCTCTTGAAGATGTGAGTAGAACGTACCCATAACTTGTGGAGATGTCGCTACCAGAGGTGTCTGCATAAAGGTAGTATGTACCAATATATGAGCATCGTGACTTTGTTCCGGAAATACTTGTAGTAACTCACCCGCCAAGGCTCTCGCATTTTCAATGGCAGGGTCAGTTGGCTGTGGTTGCGGTGGCGGTGGAAGAATCTCCTCAATGTTTTGTACCTCCAGAGCTTGGTACATACGTCTATATGCAGCATGAACATTATGTACTTGTGGGTTAGATTGAGCTAGTTGTAGCTGAGTTTGAGCCAGAGTTACTCTCTGAGCCATAGAAAATATGTTTGGATCGCTTACAGGTAATACATCCACCCGTGCATCAAAGTCTGTTGACTTTACTTGTTGTTCTGCTCCTGCGACCTCATACGGATAAAGAGGAGGTAAGTTCTCTGCAAAGATCCTCGCTAACAGCCTAAACTCCGTCTTCTGAGCATAGTGCAGCCTTTTGTGGATTGCTGACATAACCTTCATGCCACGCTCTAATAGGGCTACAGTAGTGCCTACAGGGGCGTTCTGTTGGTTTCCTTCACCTATCTTAGCATCTGCAATAGAGACAAAGCGTCTACCGCTCTCTATCAACGTGCCTAGAAGCTGTGCCAGTGTTCCAGAAGGTTCCTTATATGGTAACGGGATTATAGCGTCACGGATATTACCCCCAGGGGCATCAATGTCCCTAAACTCACCAGGCTGTAAAGGTTCGTCATCGTTTCGTACTCTTACGCCCCGTGCCTTAAAACCTGCGGGTAAATTAGCTAGCGTACCCGCATCAATCAACTGTCTTAGAATACTCGTGGTTGCTCTTCCTAATCCACCAAGCATATGTATTAATCCAAAACCGTAGAAACCTAGACCAGGCATGAACTTGTAATGGACAAAAAATTGCCTCTTTCTCTTCAATTGGTCGCCTTCGTCATAATTCCTACGGATAGCTAGTATCTCACCACTGTCCTTGTGTAGGGTCACGATATACGGCAGTTTCAACCCTGTCGGCTGTCCGTCTGCCCCCATATCCTCAAAACCCTCTATATCTAGATCAGAGTGACACTCAAGAATAGTATGTGTTTCCTCAGAGTATCCCTTAGACATACCCTCTATTTCGTTTTTCTTTTCTTCTACAGCCGTGGCTTCCTCCTCAGAGGCAGATACTTCTATGTCTCTATATACACCACCAAGCTGTAGTTTACGCAGTTCGTTCTCGTCCATACGCAAAACATGAGTAACACGAGTGGCTGTCTGCACGTCACTTGCTGAATATGGCACTACCAAGTCCTGGGCGGGTATAAACTTCGATACGGCTCTTTGTTTCGTAGGATCAAAGTACACTTTCTTGAAGGTTGACCCAGACAAAGGTAAGTAAAAGAGCATTTGGTCTGTGTCTGGATCGAATTCCTCCATCACTTCCGTGATCTGGTAATTCATGAATTCTTTTATTCTACCCGCTTGGGCTTCTCTATCTGGGGTCTTTTCACCCAAAATCTGGGTTTTTATAGGCCCACCAGACGGTAATAGCTCTTTATAGGCTTGTGACTGAAACTGGGTTACGGATTCGGATATAAGAGGGTGTGTTACCCCACTTGCGCCTTCAAAAGGCTCTGTTCTATCGTCATATTGTACGCCAAGCAGATCTAGACCCTTGGTATAGGTATCTTCCCACTCGGACCTTGATTCTTGGTCTTCTTCGAAAGAAGCTCGTATATCTGAGGATAATTCGCCTAAAGTAGCGTCATCCAACGCTTCGGCTAGATTAGCGTTGTGGTCATACGCTTCTGCCATGACTTCCATAGGCTGTTGCTCCATAAGAGCTTGAACAATCGCACCACCTTGCCCATCATCGAGAACCTCGGCTCCTCCCTCAAATTCTTGAGGCATATTAACATCAATCTCTACAGACGCTTCATCCACGTCCACCTCTGGACTAATACCAGAGTCAACTAACGCTGCAAGAGGATTACGTTCTTCTGCCACTAGAATATACCTTTAAAGTTAATCATGCCACCATTGGCAAAGGGCCTCCCTTTAAGATTTTCTGACTCTTTTCTTTCGGAGCGACTTCGTTTTCGAGCTTCTCGACCTTGTTTTAGTGCGTACTTCCGTAGGCTCTCCTGTAATTCGTCCTCCTTCTTCGTAGCTTCTTCCATAGTTTCTTCTAAAGTTTTCCTAAGTCCCCTTTTAAGTCCTTCTTTTAACCTATCGTCCATTAGAAAACCCCTTTAAAGTTATAGCCTGCTTGTCCACGGCTCATGTCTATTGTACCACCGAAAGCTTTCTTCACTTTTGGCTTTCTATCAAAATCAGCCTTTATACTTTTTAACATCTTCAATAACTGAGGATCAATAGGTTTTATCTTCTTAATGTCCTCATACGTCTTTCCTTTTTTACCACCCATCAATAGGTTCCTTTGAAATTAGATACAGAACCGCCCCTGTTATATTTAACTACACCACCTTTTTTAAATCCAAGACGTTTTCTAATCATATCAAGGTTCTTTCTACCCTCACTCGTGTTTTTTATAGTAATTCCTTCTTTATCAGCTACTTTTCTTATCGCTGTTACTTGATCAGGTGTTAGTCCTGCCATCTTCTTCTCCTTCTTCCTGTTCTCTCCATGCGTTTCTAGTTTCTAAGATTGTTTCTAAATGTTTCTGCGGATCATACTTTCTATTCTCCGATGCTTTTCTGATTTCTTCTTCAGTTCT